AGCCGCAATAATCGAAGAGTTAACAGTGATGCCGTTACTTGATATCATTACCGTTGACTGCAACTCACCCGTGCTTGGCTTGTATAGTAGGTTTGCATTGCCCGTAAAGATTGTAGACACCGAGCCGCTTGTGGCAGAAGCAAAGGTTGGAAACAGGTTAGTTACCGTTGCCGTGTCATTAGACAGCGTTACACCACCCGCAGGGGTAGACCATGTAGGTGCGCTTGCGCCGTTTGATGTTAAAACCTGTCCTGCTGTACCCGCAGCAGATAGAGCCAACGCAGATGCAGTTGAGTAAGGAACTGCGCCAGCTACAGCCGTTAGTGCAGCGTTCGTGCCGCCGTTGGCTAGAGCTAAGATACCCGCTAAAGTCACTGCTCCAGTAGTCGCGGTGTTTGGCGTAAGACCCGTAGTACCAGCAGAGAAGGAGTTGGCGGCAGATGCCTTGGTTGCAATGACTTGTACAACTCCTGAGCTGTCTTCGTAGAAGAGCTTGCCGTCGTTGTTGTTCAGCGCTAACTCACCGGGCTCTAAGTTACCCGCCGTGGGGACAGCCGCCGCGGTCGTCGAGAGGTAAAGTTTAATTGGGGTAAAGCCGCTTTGTGCCATTAGAATACTCCACCTGAAATTCCACCTGTTGCGGTCAATGCGCCCGTAGATGGAATAAATGATAATTTAGTTGATGTGACTTTTTGTGGCAAGTTGCCAGTGTTCGCAGTGACCCAAGTCGGGTACACAGCAACCGCTGTTGCTGCGTCATCCGTGATTGCAGTGTTCGTTGCGTTTGTAGCTGTGCCAACCACTAAACTTGACTGGCTTGCCCAAGTGGGAGAACCCGCACCCGCAGAAATTAATACCTCACTTGATGTGCCTGCCGCAGAATAAGCGTGCGCCGTACCCGTACCGTACCCTACCCCACCGCTGGTCGGCGTGGCGGTTGAGTTTGTTCCGCCGTTTGCAATTGGTAGCGTCCCAGTCACGCCTGTCGTCAGTGGCAAGCCTGTTGCATTCGTTAGAGTGCCAGAACTTGGTGTGCCAAGTGGACCGCCATCATTTAACATCCGCGTCCACACGCCTGCGTGAGCAAAATACATCGCCCCATCTGTGTGAGAGTGGGCTATAGCACCGTGATAAGTCGAGGCGCTAGGAAACGCAGCTTGGTTAGCGTAATAAAAAGGGATGACGCTACTGACACCCGGCGCGGTAATTGCGCCATCGTCAGCAACAGTGACCAAACTATTCTGTACAATTTTTCCAGTTGTGCCGTCAAACCTTGTAATTGCATTGTCTGTCGCAGAGGCTGGACCAGACACATCACCAGCGCCTGCAGGAGTAGACCAAACGCCATCGCCTCGCCAAAACGTAGTGGCAGACGCGGAGGTTCCTGAGTTAAGGTTGGTTACAGGAAGATTGCCTGTAACACCAGTGGTCAAAGGAAGCCCAGAAGCATTGGTCAAAGTGCCGCTTGATGGCGTACCTAATGCACCGCCATTTACAACAGGTGAGCCAACAGAGCCCACATTAATTGCTAATGCAGTAGCAACGCCAGTACCCAAGCCTGTAATTGAACCAACCGCAGGGGTGACGGTGACGCTACTTGCGGCGGTTAGTTGACCTTGAGCGTTAACCGTAAAGGTTCCGACCTGAGTTGCAGAGCCGTAAGACGCAGCCGTGACCGCTGTGTTAGCAATCGAGATCGTGCCTGTAGAGGTGATAGGACCGCCCGTAAGCCCCGTACCCGTTGCAACCGAGGTAACACCTGAGCCTGCGGCAAAAGAGTTCCAAGAGCCGTTGTATCCCTCAAATAGACCTGTGTCTAAGTTGAGCCTGAACGAGCCGATAGCGCCAGCGCGTTGCGCGGTCGTACCACTTGGAACCTGCACCGCGGCTGTACCCGGCAGCACAGGGTCTGACGCAATCGCAATAATTGGGTTGCCGCTTGAGCCATCACCGCTTGTGACTGCAATTTGACTTGCCGTGCCTGTAATCGTGAGCGGTGTGAGCGCTGCACCGTTGACTGCTAATAACCCAGTTCCTGTCGTATTTGCAAGAACAAGAGGCAAACCGCTCAAGGAGAGCGTTGGGTTGCCGCTCACCCCGCTGCCATTGCTCAGAGACAGACCAGAACCGCTCACAACGAACGATCGGGCTGTGATCGTATTTGCAGCAGTCTTAACGATAATTCCAGTGGAAGCCGCTTCCAGTGAAGCGGATGTTCCATTCAGGGCGATCGTGTACGAACCCTGCGCACCACCGTCAGTAATACCAATGCCTGTGCCAGTCGAGAAGTATCGGCTGTTAGTCAAGCTAGTCTGCAAGCCAACAGTCAGGAATGTCTGTGTGAGCGATGGGCTAGAGGTGATTGCGGAGACGGTCGTCCGAACCGTCAATCCGTTCTGAACGACAGGTACTAGCTCAGTGCCTGTGATGGCTTGAGCTGCGGGGAGGGCTGTGATCCTGACATCTGCCATATAAATCTCTACGGTGAAAGCACATCTAAATTACCGTCATTCGGCGTATTAGCCTGCTCAGTCGCAATGCCAATATCGTTTTGATTTTGGATTCCCGGATCAGTGATGATGTTATCGTGATTCTCAGCAACATCGGTATCTGGACGAGGAAACCGTATCGTAATTTTTTCAGGCTGTCTTGCTGGCAACCTATATGGGTCAAACTCATCAGAACAACTATCGCTACAGACCTTGATTGCGGGGATGTTTCCATCAGGGCGCATATCGCTGTAAGGTCTTTTCATCTTACATCTATCACAGATGAAGATGCTTAGCGTGCTATTGCCAATTGTATCAAGGAAGACAGGCATTTTATACCCCCTTTACCTTGTATATGGCATTAAATTCGGCGTCAAAAAGATCGGTGACTTGTCTCTGTTCTCGTTCTGAGCCATCATTAAATGTTTCTCGTACTGTTGCTCGCAATAAGCCAAGCGACCCGGATCAACCTGAGGCAACTCACACGCCATCTGATGCGATAAGCCCCACTGGATTGCCAAGTAGAAGTACTGTGGTATCTCGATCTCGCCGCTTAAGTCACCCACATCTTGGATGTACCTGTTCAACCACAACTCAAGTTGCGGCTGGATGCTGTTGGGTACGGGCCAGACCTCCATGTTCGGTTGCGGAATCGTGCGATTAAACCAATACTGCAACGGACGCAGTGCGGTGAACGAACGATTAGGCAAACTGGAGTAATCATCACGGTTCATGCGAGCCATGTTGATCGACATCGGCATCGTGCCGAATACAACCTGATAAAAGCCCATATTGACGCCAGCGGTCTGCTGAATACGCCAGAATGGAGCGGTCTCAGATGGATCAAGGTCGTAATAAATCCATGTTCCTGACGCCCAAGTTACCGCACCGGGGGCGTACACCGTTGTCCATGTCGATCCGTCTTGCGAGTATTGCAAGTTTACGGTCACCGATCCAGAAACAGCGGGCAAAATACCGATCGTACTGATGTAAACGGCGTTATTTGTACCGTTTGCAATGCCGATAGAGCCTGTATTGTTGGTCAGTTGACATATCAGGTCGCCCACGCCGTTAAAAGCGTTCAGCGTCGTTCCTGATGTGCTGTTAGCACCTGTTGATACATTGGTCAGAGTGCGAAAGTTGGCGTTCAGGACATCAACAGTCCCAACAGGTAGAAAGTATTCATATTTCTCTGGCTGTAGACCAACGATAACTTTGTTGATTGCCCAATAATTGACACCGTAATTGCTTAGGCTTGAAAGCAGGTAATACAAACTCTCTTTAGCGGCTTGAACCTGCTCAACGGTTAACTCCTCAGACAGCTTCCCAGCACGACGAGCACCATGATCGATGAGCTGCTGTACCGAGATTGTGGTCTGACTGACCGTGCCGCTTGTGCTCATGGAACTTTCCTAAACGGTTTGACTTTTGCTTTAATACTCTTTGGCTGCGCCACAAACTGCTTACCTGCCGCCTTACCTGCTCGCTTTGCCTTGGTTGTGGCTGCATATTCAGCAGAAGATAACGCCTTAATCGCCTTCTCTGGCAAGTACCGCTCACCCGTCTCTGACGATTTCTTGCCAGATTTTGTAGTCCACTTCTGATCGCCCCAAGTCTTCAGCGATTGCTGAGGCTTCTTAATCACGGTAGCCTCCGCCTGCATCTTTATACTTCTTTGCTACTAGCTGCGCCTTGCGAGCGCTCCACTGTCCAGCGCCAGTGCCTTGTACAGCAGCCGACTTTACTTGAGAAACGATGCGCTTGCGCAAATCAGGCTTGGTGTAATTCCCCGCCGCATTGACTGAGCCACCCTCTTTCTTTGCCAACATCATCTTCTCAACCATCGCCACTCGCTGTGGCTTCGTTGTGACCTTTTTTATGATGTTCTTGCGTACAGCAGAGGTCTGATTTTTTTCGTAAAAACCAGCCTTATCTAGCGCCTTCTTGGTAATTGCTTTGGGATTTTTGGGTGTAGAGGGCATTAGCATTTCCACCGTTGGAGTGAGGCGGCTTTGCGCGTAGGCTTGCCGTTCTCGTCTTTCATAGGACCGGGCATCCCCGACATTCTGGCACAAAATGATTTCTTACGAGCACCACCTTCTGGCTGCGGGGCTTTAAGGTTTGAGCCTGTTGCCGCATTCATCTTGGCACGACCCTTTGCCGTCAGCCCTGCACCTTTCGATGTCGGTAGCTTCTCGCCACGACCAACCGACAAAGATACTCCGCCGCTCTTCATCTTGTCAGCCTTGGCAAACTCCTTGCCCACCTTTTGGGGTACGCCGACTTTCTTTGCAAACTCAGGACTATGCGCCACAGCTTGCATCAGACGCTTTTGGGCTGGTGATTTGCTTGGCATGATTAGTTTGTAGGATTCACATAATGCTTTTGCATTTCTAGAACAATCGTATAGGTATCACCTGCCGATCCATCTAGCGTTGTAAATGTAATGACACCTGTCTTACCAGCGCCTGCGTTATTCCACAAACCGCCAAAGTCAGAAAAGTCTTGGGTGTAATTTGTATTCTGTGGGATTGTTGCAATAACCACTGGCGCAGTAGCTGCCCAATTTAACTGAACTTCTAAGCCGTGGGTCAACGTGTACATTTTTAAAATGCTTACCGCGTCACAAGCACCACCAGCGTTTGAGGGCAAAAGCGCAGAAGGCGTGACTTTTGTCACAGCGGATTCATTCTCCGTTGCGCTCATGGTGGTATAAAACTTCATAATAGCGACGCGCTCGCCATCAAACAATGTCTGCGAGGTGGCAGTAATAGTCATAAATATCTCCAAAAAGCAAGTTGGGGCGACCGTAGCCGCCCCGGTTTATTACTAGCAATTGCCTTTTTTCATCGCCTTAAAGCCGCCGCCGTCTTTGCATGCCACCTTAGCGAAGCCACCGTCCTTGTAACCTGCTGCGCCATTTACGACGCCGCCTGTTGCATACTTCTGGATGATGCCGCCTGTCTTGTAGCCGGGGACTCCGCCAGTCTTCAGACCTTTGTGTGCCTTAGAAGCAGGCTTGTCCTCATGAGTCATCAACTCTTTCTTGATGCCCTTGATCTGGCGCTCTTCTTTGTCGTGCATAGCCTTGCTCTCGACTTCGCCACCCTTCTTGCGCATCATCGGCGCACGCTGAGCCATCGCAGCTTCCATCATTGCTGCGCGTGGATCAGGACGACGACCCATTGCTGGGCGAGCAGGCATCGCACGACGCCCCATAGGAGCAGCGGCAGCCGCCAATGGTGCTACAGGCATTGCTCCGCCCATAGCCATCTTCTTGGTCTTGCCACCGTGCTTCATGCCCATACCGGGGTTACCATAAGGCATCATTTCACCGCCCATATTCATCTTAGGCATACCACCTTTTTTGGCAGCAAAAGCCGGTATTTTTTTACCGTCTTTCATGACCATTGGCATCCCGCCCTTTTTCATACCCTTGCCGACTTCGTCAACTGAAGGCTCAGTCGATTTCATCATCTTCATCTCTTTGAAACCCATGATCTACCCCTTAGGCTTGTGTGACGCCGAGAGCGCCAGTACGGGTTGCATTCGGACCTGCCGCAATTGCTGGCAGGGCTATTCCCATTACAAGACGCTTGATACCGTCACAAGCAGACGAAGGTAAATAAGTACCCCTCACATCGCCCGTGGTTGTGGTAGCCGTCAAAGTAGCGGCGGCGGCAAAAGTACCAGCATCTTCTGCTAGAGTGTTGTTCCAACCTGCACGAGTAATGTATCCAGCATCAGTAATGCGCAATGGCGCACCCAAGATGTCGGTTGTACCTACCGCAACAGTTACCACGCTTGCGCCAGAAGAGACAACACTGGCGATTTGGTAAAAGGCTTTTTTACCACTGACAGTTGTTGATGCCACTGTTCCTGTTGCAATTACCTCGCTCATGGCTTGACCGTAGTAGTCGTAACCAGAAACAGTAATGTTGACAGTAGTTGGGCTACCAGCGCCTGTAGTCGTAGAAACCGCACGAGGGCAGTCAAGTTGTAATCCTGTTGCACCGCCAGTAATGGTCGCGGATACAACACCAGCACCTGCTGCGAGCGTGAGCGTAGTAGCAGTTGTGATGACAGCGGCAACGATGTTTGTTGTCAGTTTTGCCTGTGGGACAGCATCCCAAACATAAAGGCGACCCACCGGACCAACACCTACGCTCATTGGAGATGGGTTTTGCAACAAAGCATTACCAGAACCAATGATTGTGGCGCTTGCTACAGTTTGTGAGGCGCTTACAGTGTAAGTGCCTGTACCGCCAGAACCTGTACCAAAAGCGGTAATGTAAGTTCCATTGGTAAGTGATGTTGAACTGTCAATAAACATACCCACAATAATTGGGTCACCAGAAAGCATTGCGGTGACAGTTAATGTAGTGGTAGCAATTGAACCAGTAAAAGTTGAGACAGCAGGGTAAGCATCCATACCCTGAACGGTAATAGCGGAACCTAAAAATAGGTCGTCGGAAAATTGAGGCATTTTAAAACTCCTGTGGCTTGAACCACTCAGAATTAAATTAAAAAAAGGGGCTAATCTTTTGGACTAGCCCCCGTTACATTACACGCCGGGCGTGCCGTACACAGCGCGTGGATCAGTCCACGAGATTGTGTAACGCTCAGTTGCCTTGTAGCGCATTGAGTCTGTTTCGAAGTCGCCTTCCATAGTCTTTTCAAGACCACGGCGCATCATCAGCTTCAGACCTTCAGGCGCATCTGTCTGTACCCACCAGTTGGTGGCAGAAGTCAGACGGCTCAGCACTGCAGCACCCTCAGGCATCAGACCAATCGACTTGACTGGGTTGATGTCGTTGTTTGCTGTGCCAGTACGGAGAACCGACTTCAACAGAACTTCGGCTTGGAACACGTTGCCGGGAGCAACAATCAGCTTCAGCGGCTGAAGACGAATCTTCTTGCCGTTGTTGTCCACAGCCTGACGAACCTGAATGAGCATCTGCTCAAGCGAGGTCTGCGACAGGTTAGCTGCTGTGCTCAACAGGTTGCTGAATGTGCCGTTGACGATCGGGTGAGCGCTAGAGCTCAATTGAACGCCGTCACCACCTGCGTAGCTGCTGTTGAACGCACGGTTCAACACGTTAGCTGCAAGCAGTTCTTTCGTTTCAATCAGAGACTGTGCCAAGTGCTTGGCATAGACCTGACCGATGCGGATGTGATCGCCGTCCTCAACCAACACTTTGGTCAACGCGAAGGCTAAGCCGTACACGTTGTAAACATAGCGCTGGAGGAACAGCACGCCGCCCTGCTGATACGAGACGGGAGTACCGTCAGGTAGCTGAGGAGCTGCGCCGAAGCCGTACAAGACAGGTTCTTCGTGGTAGTTGCGTGGGATACCCTGTTGCTCGCGGAACACATTGCTCCACTCGTCAGAGCGTTGGTCATAAATCCCGTCGAAACACTCATTGAGGATTGGCTCAACGATCGACCGGAAGTCGGTACTGCGCATTGGAGCTGCCATGATCTAGTCTCCTTTAAATGGCGTTAGCAGTAGCAACGAACTGAGGTTTGCTGACTTGCACTCGAACGATCACGAATGCGTCACCCCAATTGTTGTCTGGATAAGGAGCCAGATCGACAATGCGAAACTGAGCTGCGGAGCCTGAACCAGCCAAAGTGGCGGACAGGGTCATTTGTGACAAACCAGTGGTTGTCGAACCAGCAGTAAAGTTGCTTAGGTTTGCTTCGTTACC